GTACAAAACCAGTATTCAGGGTAAGGAATCCAAAGCCAAGCCCATCACTTCACAACCTAATCATGGCAGAGGCCAGAGAGCTACTGACAACATGGGAAGTGCTTAAAAATAAGGCAACAATCGACAAAAGATTGGCTTTATGTGATGAAAAGTTTGGCTTTGGTGGTGAAAGACGAGTGCGTGACTGTATGCACAAGATAAAAAAGGAAGAGAGATTCAATGACAAATGAAACAGGTGGGCCAGCGTTCCCGTTACATAACCACGGCGCTCAGACCCTAGGCATGCATTTATCAGGTATGACCCTGCGCGACTACTTTGCTGCCAATGCGATGCAAGTTGGCGGTGCTGCAAATCAGCCACCAGCGTATGACAACGAAACACGGGCACGACAAGCATACGAAATTGCAGACGCAATGCTGAAAGCGAGGGAGCTATGAGTGGGAAGGGCTGCGCACCACGTCCATTCGATGTAGACGAAGAGACATTCGCAGGTAACTGGACAAGGATATTCAATGCAAAGCAAAATGCAAAGCCAGAAGAAAAGAAAGAAGTAGATGAACAACAATCTGAGCAAGAAAGAACGGGAACACCTGGGCAAGGTTAAGTCTTTGCCGTGTTCTGTATGCGACCATCCAGCACCATCAGAGGCGCATCACGTTAAACAGCATCGCCAATACACATGCATTGCCTTGTGCAAAGACTGCCACACTGGTACAATGGGCATACACGGCACAAAGAATCTCTGGAAGATCAGGAAGATGGAAGAGATTGATGCCTTAAATGTAACTTTGCAAAGGCTGTTTAACAATGAAACAAATGACGGGGCTTCGTTTTGGTAGCTTGTTGGTAGGCTCATACGCTGGAAGTGTTGGCTCTGCACAGCATGCATCATGGAATTGTGTGTGTGATTGCGGGAATAGAACTGTTGCTGTTGGTGCATACATGAGGAAGGGTGTGACTCTTAGTTGCGGGTGTAAATCTGTCGAGCAACGATTTACATCTGAACGAGTCACAACTCATGGGAAAAGCATGTCAAAGTCATATAGGACATGGGCAGATATGAAAAAAAGATGCTCCAGCAAATCAGTTGGAAAAGAAAGAAAGAATTATTTTTTGAAAGGCATCAGAATCTGCGATAGATGGATGGATTTCAATAATTTCTATGAAGATATGGGCGACAGGCCAGATGGCATGTCAATAGACAGAGTTGATGGCAATAAAGGCTACGAGCCTAGTAATTGCAGATGGGCTACGCCAAAGCAACAAGGAAACAACACATCATCCAATCGCATTGTTGAATTTAATGGTGAAAAATTTACTGTTGCTCAACTTGCTGAAAAAGTTGGAATTAAGCAAAACAGCTTGCTTTACAGAATACGCAGAGGATGGAGCGTAGAAGATGCAGCGACAAAGCCCCTTCAAAAGCGAAAAAATTAATGGGGGAGGGGGGTGGCAATGGTCATTTCTAAATTTCAAAAAAGTTTGAAGTTCAAAAAATCTGGTTAAGTCAGTTTTCAAAATCGGATATGTGAAAAACCCGAAAAATCACCCATTTTGCTCAGAATGATCAGTCAATCTGATAATATTTCTCAGAATTATCAGGATCAGCAGATCTGTGCATCGCCTGAGACAGCAGCCAGAGGCAGGCGCAGACAGGCCACAGCCAGAGACAGGCAGGCCATGCACACAGGCAGGCGCAGCCACAGAAAGGCAGGCACATGCCATGCAGATCAGCAGAGAAAAAATGCACAGCAGCACACAGCCTGAGATCAGGCAGGCGCAGGAAACCCAGCACAGCTGAAAGAAATCAGCTGTAATTGATCACATGAAAGAAAAAAGAAAAGCCAGATCGTGCCTGGCTGCTGTTTTATGTGTGCCTGTTTTGCCCCATCTTTCTAGATCTAGCGTATTCAATGGCATCTGATTTTTCTAGAAAATCGATCTCTGTGCATGTGCCATTGTGAAAAAATACAATTAATGTATACATTTTCAGCCTTTCAGTGCATTTCATAAGAGATGACAGCATCAGACCAGCATGCTCTGCAGTCTGTGCAAGATCCTGCGTTATCTGGGGCAGTGCATCTCTGGCCAGTGTGTGGCTTTTCTTTTGAATGCACATTACTGGCCGTAATTCCTGCGATCCCCTGCAGTGATGCTGGGATTTTTACAGGCTGATCAGGATACATTGCAGACAGTCTAATGATCAGATTTTCTGGGATGCTGCCATGCTTAGAAACGTAAGATTTGATAATTGAATATTCACGTGTGGGCAGCCAGTGGCGCGTGTGTGGTGTGGCTTTGCACAATTCTGCGATCATTTCCAGGTGTGCCAGGCCTTGCAGATCCCCAGAATCATGATGCCTAAAAAATGCATCTGATCCGATCATTGCAGCCATTGCAGAAACCCACAGCTGTGCTGCCTCTGGGCTTTGCATTGCCTGCCACACAGCATCTAATCTGACATGCTGGGCAGGTTTGATATTCTTTTCATACATCCTATAAAAACCGCGATCTGCGTAACAGACAGCACAGATGCTGCCAGGGATCTGCGCCATCTTGAAACCCGTAATGCATGCCTCTGTCGGCAGGGATGAAGATTTGCAAGGCATTTTGCTAGTCTGTGTCAGATTTCCACAGACAGAAACAGCCTCAGATTTTTTCATAAAAATGATTTTTTGCATGATTGACACCTATTAACAGTAAAAAAGAATTAAAAATTTTGCTCTGCTATGTCGCAGCATGCGATCCACAGCAGCCGATCTAGATTCTGATCATGATCTGACAATTCCACAGCATCCCAAGCCCCATATTCTGAAAGGCAGGCCGCGACAATTGCAGGATCTAATTTTTTCAGCTGCCGGCTGATCGCAGGGTTTTTCTTTAGATCGGCCACATCTTGATCGCATTGCCCAGGATGGCTGCAGGCCTGTGCCTGTTTTTTAGTGATTTGCAGATCAATTCTGCCCAGTGATTCTGTCCACCACATGATCAGCCTTTCACATTAATGATCTGGAAATGATCGCGCAGGAATTGCACAGGATCACCCAGCTGTGAATTGAATGATTCTGCAGGCTGTGGGCTTTTCTCTTCGTTCAAGATATCGGCCACAGCGCGCGAAAATGCTTTTTCTAGCATTTCAATTGCCTCTGCTAGATCAGCATCTGGCCAGGTTTCTACCATTTCCCAGCATGTGATCTCTTCACTGCCTGCAGCGACAGCCTCAATAATGCGATCAAAATCCCAGCCATCAGGCCAGTCAGTCAGGAATTGAGAAGCAGCGAAAAATTCAGATTTTTTCATAATGACACCTATTAAGAGAAAGAAAAATAGATCAGGCAGTCAGCCAGATAACGATCAGGGAAACAAAACCCAGCACATAGATCACACGGTCAGTGAATTGATTAGACATTGTGAAACCTTTCAGCGGGCAGACACACGGATCGCAGAGAAAGGGTTTCCCTGTGTGGTGGTTGCTGTGATCAATTGACGTGATGGGGAAAAATGCTCTGCTACAGCCTGCCAGTTAACAGACACACGGCCTGCAGACAGGATCACAGCTGCCTTATATAACCTGCCCTCAATTTTGGGCATGCCTGCAGCTTCAATAGCTGCTTTCAATTGTTTCTCTGTGGCCTGTAGATCTGTGATCTGTGCACGGATGAAACCCAGCTGATCAACAGCATCTGCAGCAGATGGGACAGGGGAAACGACAGGGGAGATGATTTGCGACATATGAACACCTATTAAAAAGATCCTGAGGCTGTCAGGTCAGATCTCTGAAGAGATGAACAGATGGTATATCCAAAATCAGCACATGCAAGACAATTGATTCTATGCAAAACAGCAGCCCGATAGTCTTTGATTATGTAGCTACAAAAAGAAAGAAAAGAAAGAAAGATCGGGGCATGTGTCTGCTTTTCCTATAGGTGATGGGATAGAGGGTTACATAAGACAGGATCTAGGCTGCTTGCCTATGATGGCCTGAGATCACACAGACAGAAACACCACATAGAAACCCTGTCACACATCAACACACAGACAGCCTTTGCGTGCCTGAGACAATTACCATCATCCAGATCATTAATCGCCTGCCATTACATGCATCCAGATCATTAATCAGCATTACTTTACATAATGGACATAGTATCAAATAGGATTTACTGATCATCCTGACAATAGTTATCGTTTTGACCCCCCTTCATTGATAGCGAGGGGGCGCAGGGACTGGCCTGTAAAACACCTACCGAAAAAATAATTACACCTACCAAAAAATACTTCCCCAAAAAAAATTTTTATCACCTCCAAAAAATAGTTTTGAAAATGTAGTCCTATAATCAAGATGTTGGTGAATGTGTAGATTGATACACACCATAGGCGTGAGGATGCAAGTTAGTTCTAGATGCCGCCATGTATGCAGCTTGCAAAGCCTGAGATCAATACAGGCCACCAACACTTATAAAAAATTGCGGTCTTGCTATCGCACAAGGAGAGTGAATGGCTGGTTTCCCAATGCGTAGAGCGCTAGAGAAGAAGATTGAAGAGTTGGGTGGGATTGAGTTCGTCTCTGCCCATATTGCCGAAGGTATGACCATTGGTCGCCTCGCTGAGTTCATTGAATGTTCTCGTCCCATGCTTTCTTTCTGGATCAACCAGACTGAAGAACGAAAAAATTCCGTCCTTGCGGCACGTAAGCTGAAGGCCGACAAGCTGGCAGAAGATGCCTTTGATATTGCCGACTTCGCTGATGGCTCCTCTTCTTCCGCTGTCAACAAAGCCCGTCTACAAGTTGATACCCGCAAATGGATGGCCTCTAAGCTCGATCCTGAAGGTTACG